TTTTTTGTTGAAATTGTTCTAAACTGTCTTCTTGTTCATCTAGTCTATATTCATACATATTAAAAAAGTTTTTTAACTTCAAGTCCTGAACCCTTTTGTACATAAGTCCCGTTTTTTTTCGGTACTAATTTATATTTAAATGCTTTTACATAGTAATTATCATCAACTCCATCAGGTCCTGCTTTTGGTCCTGGTCCTAATGTTGCTCCTGGATTCTTATCCTCATTTACATTTGTAGTTGTTTTTAATGTTTTAGCTAAATTAAGGGCTTTTAAATATTTTTTATTTTTTTCACTAGGATTTTCCATTTTTTTAATACGTGAAATTTCTTTTTTTATCTTAGTTAATGGAATTTTTTCTCCTTTAGGAATATTTAATCTTTTTCTTACTGTACCTTGTTTTAAGTTACCCGCTTTTTTACCTTTAGCAGCCATTTTTTCATAGGTATCACCTTCTTTAACCGGTTCAAATCCTAATTCTTTATATACTTCATCATTTGGTTTTTGTCCTTTTTTTCTAAAAGCATAAGGAGTTAAATAAGCGCCTGCAGCATTAGATAATGATACTTCATCTACTTCTTCTTCTTGTACAGGTACTACTCGATTACTAGGAAATCTTTTTACTGTTTCACCATCAAATCTAACTATCGTTTTATCATTTTCTACGCCTACTACTTGACCAGTACCATATAATGAACCATCGGGTTCCATTACATGAACTAAATCAATCATTTCATTTAATTCAGATTCACCAATTCTAGTTATTCTTTTATATTGGTCTGGATATTCATTTCTAAGATGTGTTCTTACTTTATTTCTTATAACTCTAATTTCATCATAAAATTCCCTAAATTTTTTATCATCTTTAGTTTTAACATAGGTTCTTTTAGCAGTACTAACTAAATCAGTTAAATCATCATAAAGTTTATCAAATCCTGGTAATTGAGTTATTTCCCATTTTACAGCACCAGTTTCGGGATCAATATCTGTAATTGTAGATTTAGAAGTACCATCACTACTAAATGAAACTTGTCCTACCTTAAACCTAGATTTAGGGATGCCTAATTCTTTTTCAGCATCATCCGCTGATGCCTTTTTTGCTAATTCGGAAAGTTTATACTTGTAGTTTGCCATTTGCTACTTGAATTTCTTTTACTAGTTCATAATATTGTAACAAATCAACTAAGTTATCACTATCAACCTTAGAATTTTTATCTAATTCAAATAGTAATTTAGCTACTTCAGTTATCTTAATTTTAGTAGCCGGTACTTTAATGTTTTTAGCTTCATTATTAAGTATTTCTTTTAAATTATTTACTTTTTTATTGTAAAATTCTCTTAAAGAAGGAGTGGAATCAACAGAATAAATAAATTCTTTTAAAATTTCTTTTTGTTCAATACTTAAATCATCATACTTATCATTAAATTTTTCTAGTAATACTCTATAAGTTAATTGTCTTAAATCTTTATCATAACCTGAAAACTCATCCATTAAATTATCAGTAGGTTTAGAATTTTCTTGTTTAGTTAAAAATTCCAACAAAGTTACTTTATTTTGATTAATTTGTTTTATATCAGTTAATTCAGTAGTATTATAACTTTCAATTAAAGTATAAACAGAGGCAATTTCTTTATAATTTTTTACTTTAGTACCAAAAAATGATTCTAGATTGTAATGTTTTTTTATTTCATTAATTAGATTATACTTTTGTTTTTTTAATATGGTTCTATTAAATTTTTTAGAATTTTCTAAAATTGTAGAAATTAATACATTAGCTCTACTTTCATTTAAAACTTTAGATTTAATAACAGACTCATATAACTTATATTCACGCCCCAATTCAGTTTTAACAAAATAAGATTTAAGTAAATCTATGGCGGGTGAATCATCACCTTTTAAAGTATCCGCAGTTATTTGCCTAACTAGTAATTCGAATAAAATACCAGTATTTTTATACTTGGAATGTTTGATTTTCATTAAAAATATATTTATTTATAAATATGTACAAATTATTTACTCTTCAACTGAGAGTCATCTAGTAGGCTAGAATCATCTTTATCCTCTTCAAATATTAACTTTTTTTTATTTTTTTCAAGTTCTTTAAAAATTTCCTTATTTTTTAAATAAGTCACTTTAGCACTTTCAAATTCGGATAATGGTCTACTACCTTCATTTTTATCTGTATCTTTCATTCTTTTAGTACCTAAAGGATCCTTTCCAAAATTATTTTCCTGTTTACCCCTATTAGTAATTCCATCTTTAGGTCTACCTAAATTATCTTTATCATATTTTTCAGGTTCCGGTACATTACCTGGTTCAGAATACATTCTTCCTTTACCATATAAAGAAGCTAAATCATGTGGTGTACCATAAGATTTACCAGATTGAACTGGATCGTTACCTTCTGCTTCAATTTGAGCTAACCTAAATTTACGTTTAGCATCCTCTCTAGCTAAATCTCTATACTCATCATATTGATCTTCACTAAAGTGATAAATGTTATGATAAATCCAATCAGAAGGAACTAAACCTTGTTCTAATAATGTTCCTGCTAATTCAGCTTTAGATTTAAGTAATTCAATTCTTTCCTGATCATATATAATAGATGGAGTAGTCATTGACAACTCAAAATTAGTCATATTTTCTGCAGTATAACCTTGAGTATATAAATGTACTAGAGCTATTTTATTTAATTCTGATAGTACAATTCTTTGTATTCTATCAATGGTTCTGGCAAACCTAATATCTTCTGCTGCTAGTGTAGCTTTACCTTCTATATTTTCATCATAACCTAAAAATGCCTTAGGTATTTTAAGTGCAGCAAATAATTTGTCTCTTAAATATTCTACATCTTGAATACCATCATATGATAAACCAGGTGTAGTATCTATTTTAGTTGCACTATCATTACCTCTTACTGGTATGTAGAAATCTTCAAGCATATTTTGCATATTATATTTCAAATTATACTCACCTGTTTTTTCATCCATATAAGGAGTACGTTTCATATTAGAAATAGTTTTTTGCATAAATGCCTCTACTTCATTAGGAGGTATAGCACCAACGTTAACATAAAATATTCTTTTTTCTGGAGCACGAGCAATTCTATGGATTAACATTGCATCCTCCATTAATGTGTATTGTTTAAATAATTTTCTAGCTGGTTCTATATAAGCTCTACCATATGGAAGATAGTTAACATCTGAAACCATTCTAAAATGAGCCATTTCATAGTTTTCATATGTAATGCCTGCATTATCACCCTCTACTTGATTTGGTAAATTATAATAACCATAAGAACTACCAGCAAAACCTTCGGGATTCCACCTATATTTTATCTCAGATGGATTTTCTGGATTTTGCCCTTCTATTCTTTCAATATGGTAAGCTGTATAAGGAATTACATTATAAACACCAAATTTTTCTGCAATTTCTAATTTTAGGAAAAAATCACCATATTTGTTCATTTGCCTAATCCACATCCAAAGATTAAACTCAATATTTAAAATATCATAAAATAAATTATATAGAATCTTTTGAATATCTTCATTAGAACTTCTAATTTGGAGTACTTCCCCCATATCATTTTTTAATGTAGCTTCATCTGATAAAATATCTAATGCAGAAGCGATAATAGCATCCTGATCCATAACATCATACTCAGAGTAAAGTTGTGTTCTTAACCATTGATAGTTAAGATTAAATTGAGCACCATATAATGATGAAGGTTGTGTAGTATAAATTCTATTAAATCTATCTACTAATGCGTTAGTTTCATACTGACCACTACTTTGAATATGATCAGTATCAATTGTTTTTATTTGATTACCTCCTACATTTCTGATTACTACATCAGTTGAAAATAATCTTCTTAATCTTGAAAATACACTTGTATCTGCCATTTAATATATAATTATTGTTATAAATATTACCTTATTAACCAACTAATATCCTCTCCACCCTTATCTGTTTTAATTTGATAAGGATTATCAGGACCTTTAGCAAACCCATATCCACCTTGATATTGAGTTCGGTTAACACCCATATTATTTAAAGTTTGTTTTGTTATATCTATACCTCTTTGTCTAAATTTTAAAGCTGTATCTCTAATATACATAGCAATACCAAAAGACATAACCAAATCATCATTATAACCTGATTGAGCTTCTGGTCTACCATTTCTCCAAATAAAAGTTTTCATTTCTTCTATTAGTCTTTTAGATTGAAATGTAACACCTTTATCACTTAAATATTCTTGAAATTTTCCAATTACCATAGGTCTTGTTCTAGAAGACATAGTAAACCCAGGAACCATTTTTGAATGGTCCTGGTATTTATCAAAATATGAATTAACGTTTGGTTGGTCCGATTTAGGTGAGTAGTATAAATTTTGATAATTTCTATCAATTGCTACTTGAATCGTGGCCCAACCTACATTAGCATTTTCAATAATTAACATAG